CCCGACAGGAATATCGCGGCTCATGCTATCGCCTCAACCGCAGCAAAACTTAAACCGTAATGCGTGACCTCATTGATTGACCAGTTCGTCTCGTTAGTCGCCAGACGGAATACACCTTTGGCGTTTGTCACCACAACAGTCGCCGCATCTACTGGCGCAGTTCTGATGGACGGGTATAGGTCAATAAAGCCGATGCCACTTGCGTTAGTGTCAACATCGTTGAGAACCTTATGCAGCGTTGCTGCACCGCCTGTGCCTAGCTGGATATAATCACCCGCCAAAAGGTATCCGTCGGCATCTGCTGGCAATCCAGAGATTGTCAAACTGTCGCCCGTCTGTCCTGCGCCGTTCACAACGGGTGTGCCGGGTGTCGTGCCAGCAGAGCCTCGCGGCGTTGCGGCGGCTGGGTCGCCTAGCAGGAATGTGCCTTGCATACCCTTTAGCTTAATCAAGAAGGACACCCACTGCTCGCCCTCGGCGCGGGTCATTGGAGGCAGACTAATCTCCGCCTCAAGCATTTGACCACCGTGGGAAAAGACCTGTTCCTTAAACGTGAACGGTGAGCGTGACAGGCCAACGGCATTTCTGGCGCGTAGGTTAATCGAGCGGATGCCAGTAACTGTCGGCAGACTTAATGGGTATGCAATAGACATTAGAACGCCTTACTAAATGAACCGCCACGGCGGCGAGCATCTAATACGGCTGCTTTCGATGCTTCGGCTATTTGCGGCATAAGTTGTGTAATCTCAGCGCGGACAGTCTGAGATACCCCAGTGGAAATATTGATGTTCTGCACGACTGTTGCGCCGCCGTCGCCGCCTAATTGGTTGTTCGGCACGATGCTGCCCGATGACGCGGGGATAAACATCTCAGCCCCGCGCTCCCCGACGAGCGTGGGTTGGCCGCGCTGCACAGAGCCGCCGATTGCTTTTTTAGGTGTTGGGCTAAAGAAGCTAGTTATGCCGCTAGAGATTGAATTGACTAGTTTTTCAACAACGAAGATTTGATAAAGTTGTTTTATTATATCTTGCGCCATAGACTTGAACGCATCTTTTGCGCTCATCGTGCCTTCGCTTAGTTTTGTAAACGCATCGCCAAAGCTATCTCCAATAACGTCGCCCGTCTTTTTTGCTTCGTCTTTTGCAAGACCCAGCATATCGCCCAGCGTTCTCTTAACTTCTTTACTGGTTTCAGTGATGTTTTCAAGTTTGTCGTCTAATTCTTTGACAGAAGGGACGCCATTTGTTGCACTTGCCATTGCATCGTCGATAGCTTTACGCATCAAGACCATCTCAGCCCTTGTGCGACTTATTACATCTACAAATCGGATATTACCCTTTTTTGCTTCGTTTAAGGCAACACCGAAACCAATAGTGCCAGTGATTAGAGACAGCAGCCCCTGATAAGCACCCTCGATGCCTTGCGCTAGTTTCTCGCCCAACAGTTCAGCCAATTCGTCGCCATTTGAAAGAACTTTTGACAAGTTTTTTGCGACCTTTGTAATGGCCTCATTAAAACCAGCTTCACCCAGCTTTTTCTGGAAACTTTCAAAGCTGTCGCGCAAGTTTGAAAACGCGCCATTTAGTGTTTTTGACTGTTCGGCAATCGCGCCAGCAAACTCTGTTTGCCCCAACGTCCTCAAATAACCTTCAATAGACGCGGCATCTTTTTTGATTTCTGTTTCGACACCCTTAAAAGTAAAGACAACTTTGTCGCCTTCGCTTCGTGCCTTGATGCCAAACTCTTTCAGGCGTTCAAACTCACCAACAGCAGCATCGGCAGCAGCCTCGACAAATTGTTCGAGCGTTTTACCTGTGCCGCTTGCAATGTTGCCGAAGGCTTCAAGAGCCGAAATAGATGGGTTAAGGCCAACAGAAATAAGCCTGTTAAAGCCGCCGACAACCTCTTGCAGACTAAACGGCGTTTGCGCTGCAAACTGTTGCAATACATCAAACGCCCCGGCGGCTTTTTTGCTGCTGCCAAGAAATGTTTTTAGACTTGCTTCTAGAGATTGGAACTTGCGGTTGGTTTCAATCGTGCTTTTGATAAACAGACCAAAACCAGCAGCACCAGCCAACCCGGCGACTGCTGTCTTGACGTTAAATACTGTCTTTTTGACGCTACCAAGACCCCTGCGAACAGACGAAAACGCACGCTGCGTCTTGTCAAAGGCTGTGATATTTACTCTAAGATTTTGGTTGGCCATCAGCTAAAACTTCCAAATATGCGACCCACTCGATGAGTTCATTATAGGGCATAAGTTCTATTTCGCCAATGGTCTTGCCAAGACGGTCGGCTAAAGCGATGACCACAAATCGGTCAGGGTCATCGCTTAATCCTTTTTTGCGTCTTCAACGCTGTTCATGTCGCCCATAAGTTGACCAGCAACATCGCTGACCACGTTTACAGGCTGGCGCATTAGAACGGGTTTATCGCCCACATCAAACGCCCTGTTTCCGCTTTCGTCCATAGCCTTCATAATTATCAGGTCAACAAGACCTTCAATCGTCATGTTAGCCAAGAAGTCAGGATGCTTGCGTTGAAGTTTAGAAAACTCGCCTGCGCTTAATGGGGCAGCGAAAAGAACCATTGGCTCATTTTCGTCACCCCACGCAGCAACCTCAACACGAACAGTGCTTTGATTAGTTTTCGCGCTTATGCGCTCGCCAAATGCAGACATAGTGCCACCCCCTGTCTGTTATATTAAACGGTTGTTTCTGTCAGTCCGCCAGAACCTTGAACTGTGACTGACATTTCGACCATACCGTCGAAAGAAGCAGTCACGGTGCGGCCAGTTACAATGGCTGTGCCAGTGTAATATGTGTCGCCTGTGGTTGCGCCTTCGGGGTAAACTTCCAAAGTAACTGATGAACCAGCATCCAAGTTGCCTTGTGCTGTGTCAGTCTCGTCAAAGAAAACTTCCAAAGAACCTGTGAAAGTGGTCAGGCCAGCTTTGTAACTGCGTGCGCTGTCACCCATAGAGGTGTCTTCGATTACTTCGCCCGTGCTTTCGAGCGTATAAGAGCGGATTTCCGCCAAAGTGTCAGACCCGATTTTTACCGTGCCTTCACTGCCTGTGTGCGTTGCCATAATTATACCTCATCAGTGTTGGTTGCAACTTCGGTTTTAGACGTTGTTTTAGCCTTCGCCTTTGGCTCTGTCTCAGACCAACCACGGGCGGTTAGCTTTTCAACATTCTCTTGCCAGACTTCCATTGTCTGTCCATCTTTATATAACTTAACACGCTTGGCCATTCTAGTCACCCTATGCTGCGGTTTCAATATCGTTTTCGAGTGTAGCATAAAGAACCTCAACCGTAAAACGCCCAACGCCGACTGGCTGGTCGCCGTCGCCTGCATAGCTGGCTTCAAATGCTGTCACTTTAGTGTCTTTGGCGTTGCCGCCGCGTGTAATGTCTGTGGTCAACGCTTCTTCGACTTCGACAGCAATCGTGTCGAGCGTGTCGTCGATGCCTGTTGTGCCTTTGACATAAGCCTCGACCATAACCTCAAGCGTCCGCAGTTGCGTGCGAGGTGTTTTCAGCGTGCTTGTTTCTGTCGCTTCGCTGTTGGTGTAAATGCAAAGGCCAGACACCTTCGCCTCGGCAAGCGGATAAAAGCGGGTAACATATACGTTACTGCCCGTCGTGGTCAGCCCGGTCAACGTGGTTTCGATGTTGTCACGGATAGATTTGCGAACATGCGCCATCTATTGCTCCTCGATAACCAGTGTCGTTACGCCAGTGCCGTCGTCTTGCACTACGCGCACGATGTAGTTTGTGCCTGAGATGGTGATTGCGTCGCCTTCGGCTGCACTAGCAACGTCGGCGGTCGAACACTGGAAGCGCGGCTGATTTACAGCAAATGCGACTGTGCCGCCGCTATCTAGTTCAAGATATTCTTTGTCAAAGATGCCTTTGACATCGCTGGCTGACCCGCCTGATGGCGTGTAGCTTGCTGTCACCGCAAAGTCATCTGTCTCAAAAAAGACAGCCAGTTCTGTGGCGGTTTCGACTGCCATTTATTTGGCTTTCGGCTTGCGGGTGCGTTTTACCAGCGGTGCTGCATCTTCTGTGTTCAGACCGATTGCACGGTCAACTTTTGGGGCTTCGTAGCCAGTGGCTTTACGCATTGCAATAAGCTGCAAAGCGTCTGCCTGAGAAACTTCAACGACATCGCCTTTTGCGTATGCGACACCTTTGATGCCAACGCCTGCGATAACTTCAATCTTAACTTTTTGTTCAGCCATTGTTTTCTCCGTAGCAATAAAAAATGGGGGGCAGGGATTGCCCACCCCCCACTCAATTAGGCGTCGATGTCTGTGATAGCAGCAAACGACTGGGCATTGCGAACACCCAAGTCCATTTCCTGCATAACCCGGACGCGGACAGCACCAGTTGCGCTGTTCGTGTAAGGGTCAACCAGAACGTCGGCAGACGAGAACATGCCGATGATAAGTTGGCTAAAGTCGCCAAATACCAGAGCAGACAAAGCAGAACCAGTGCCTTTGGTCAGGTCAGACGGCACGTTGTTCGTGACGGCCATATTGTAACCATACAGGCTTGACCACGGGTCATTCAGGATTTGAACGCTGTCCGTGCTGCTTACTTTAGCAGTCTGAGCCAAGTGAGATTTCACTTTGCTGTTTGTCAGGTATGCCATCGAGTCGGCAGACAGGCCAGCATTGTCAGCTTCAACTTCTTTGACCAAGTCAACAACCGAACCCCAAGTGGCTGCGCCACCGTTCGTGCCGATTGCAACTGAGCCAATGCCAGTTGTTTCCAAGATGCCATCAGGCTCGTTAGATGCGCCGCCTTTGATTGCAACTTGCTCGATTTTTTGAGCAATTGCGTTCAGAAGGTCGTCACGGATGATAGCTTCAACCGACGGGTCGGACTGAATCATCAGCAAACGAGACATATCGGTGAATGCACCGAGCGACTTAGGCGAAAGTGTCAACTGACCGAAAGTCTGGTTTTGCTCTGCAACGGCGTTGTTTTCAGCAACAAAGCCAGCAGTAGCAGCAGCAGTCATTTTCGGAATAGCAACGTCACCTTTAAGGCCAGACAAGAAGCGTGTGCCGAGGTCAGAGAATACCAAGCGCGAACGCAGGGCATCAATGAACTGGTCGCCACGGTGGTCTGTGCCAACGAGGAAGCCGCCATCAGCGTCTGTGCCAGCAATCAGGTCACGCTTGCCAGCCCAGAAGCTGTCAGGTGCGTAGAAGCCACGGGCTTCTTTACCGTTTTTGCGTGCAATCTCGTCGGAGACTTCGAGTTCCAGACCATTCAGGCCAGAACCGTTTACCAGACCACGAACAGCTTTCATGAAGCTGTAGTTGCGGACTTCTTTTTCGCTCATGTCAACTGCACCAGCAGATTGCTCAAGGGCTTTGCCAGTCGGCAGGGCTTCCAACAACATGCCACGGAACTGGTCAACGCTCATGCCATCGGCAATAGCTTTGTCAGCAAGGTCACGTTTGTTGTGCTTAACGGCAAGAGCAGTAATCTCTTGCGCGGTTTTTTGAAATTCGCGTTTGGCGGCTTCAGTAGCTTCCAAGCGGATTTCGTCTTTATTTACTTCAGTCATTTCAATATCCTTTTTGACTTCAATAGTTTCGACAAATTCAGCATTGCGGTTCACACCAACACCGGCATCGGCAGGAACTGATACAATACTTGCTTCGTATGGTTGCCACGAATTAACCGAAACCGTCCCGCTTCTGTCATTCTTTGCTTCCATATTTCGGACAACGTAACCGATGCTGACATTGCTTCGAATACCGTCCTTGACATCATCATAAACTTCTCTAGCAAGTGCGCTGTTTCCAAAGCGAACAACCGCACGCAACTTGCGCTCGGCTTTATCAAGAGATGTTGTTTCGACGACACCAATCTGCTTAGTCATGTCGTGGTCAAGCAAAAGCGGCGCGTGTCCGCTTGCCAAACGCGACAAGTCAATGGCTTCTTCTGTGTGTTCTAGCACTTCCATACCGAAAGAACGCTCAACGGGTTCTTCGCTCGATAGGCTCATGCGAACACGGCGGCTCTTATCATCAGAACCGATTACCTCGGCGGCACGATAGGCGAGTGTCGAGCGGTCAAACCGTTCTTCTTCAACTTCAGCCACTTCGGTCTCGACTTCTTCGTCGTGATGCTTTTCAAAGGTGACAGTCACTGTTTCGTCAGTTTCTTGGACAGCAACAATGTGACGCTCTTGCGTCTCGGCCACTTCTTCGTTTTTAATTTCGTCAGTCATAGCAACCTCATCGGTTTCAGTTGTTTCAATATTACTCGCCATCTGGCTCACCGTCAACTTGGGCTGGCACTGGTGCTTTATTGCCAAACGGCTGGAACGCAGTCTCGATTTCGTAACGTGCGGCCAAGTCTTTCTCGCGTGCAACTTGCTCAAACACTTCTTCGGTGTCGCGGCCATTCTGACCGTGGACATCTTGCAAGGTCATAATACCGCTATTGATTGCGGCGATGTTTGCGTTGACTTCTTTCTGCGGGTCAATGGCTGGATAGCCACGCGGACGGTAAGTCACTTGGTCGGCAAACAGGTCATATTTAGACATCGGCAACGTGACCGCGTTGTAGGTGATGGCTTGCTCAAGCCACGAGCGATAAACGTCATCGACAAAGTTCTCAATCATAAACTGCTGCAACATCTTAAAGTTGTCGCGGTCTTCCATCGTGCCTTGTCTGATGCTGCTGTAGCTAACGCCTTCTAAGTTATTAGAGAGCGACACATAACTGACACCAAGACCAGAAGCGATGCCGCGCAAGATGGCTTTCTCGAAATCTGCGAAGTCAGCACCGCCGACACCCGACGGGTCAAAACTTTCAAACGACATGCCTTCTGGCAACTGGCTGAACGTGCCGGGGCTTGCGTCCATCAATGGGGCTGCGCCATCATAGTCGTCGCCAATAAACTCATCGCCAGACGGTGATGTAAAGAAACCCATCTTCGACGCAGCGACGCGAGCATGAACCAAGCTGGCTTCCTCAAAACCGTCAAGCATCTTGAGGCGGCTTAACACGTTTGCCATCATCGGCACGCCACGGGTCTGGCCTGCACGCTCTTGGATGAAGGCGTGGATGATTTCTTCGGCTGGCACGCGGATGCGTTTGCGTGCGCTCATGTTACGGCCAAAGCCATTGGTGTGATTTGGGTTATCTTCAAACAACCAATAGGCAACGGGCTTGCCTTCTTTGGTAATCTCAACACCCATACGCACTTCGTTGCCACTCGGCGCGGTGTTGTTATAGTTCTCGTCTAAGTAGTCGGCTTCGATGAACTGCAAAGAAAAGCCAAAGCGGTTGCCAGCAGGGTTCTTAATCTTGCGAACCAAGACCTCGCCATCACGCGCAAGCGTTTCGATGAACAGGCGTTGGCACTGATTCCAAGTCAGGCGACCATCAATTGAGCAAGTGTCTTTGCGACCCCAAGATGACCAAGCATTTTCGACAACACGGTTGCCCGGCGAGTCGAGTGAGCCGTCTGCATTGCGCTTGCGAACTTGCAGGCGAACACCAGCAGAGCCGACGACATTGCTGTTCAAGATTTGAATATAACGCTTGGCATACGGGTCATTGCGCGATATTTCGCGGCAACGGTCACGCAAAATGCGTAAAGATGGGCTGATTTCGCTGTCAGCAGACAGTGACTGCGTGATAAAATCGGAGAAAAGACGGCCTGTTTCTGCGCCGTAATATGACCGTTTCATGTGTTTTGGCTTCTGTTTCGTGCGTAGAAAATCAAAAAATGCCATCGGTTAGAACCTCACCAGAATTGTTTGGCCTGTCTTTTCACCATTCTCAGCAAGCTCTTTATTGATTTCGCGCTGATATTCGGCGCGATAGCTTTCACGCGCTTCCATAAGTTCAGCAAATGAGAATTTAGTCAGGCTGCGACCATTGATGCTGTAGTTAGACACATCGCTGTCGGCTTTGCCAGACAAGATGCTCTCAATCTTCGTGACCATAATCTCGGCATGACTGCGCGGGTCTGCGCCGTTGACATCCAAGTCTTCGATTACGTCGAATGTGCCGTTGTCAACCACGATGCGATTGCCAGAAGATGTCTCCGTGATGTCAAGCTGCCAGTGGTAATGCCCGGCGGTGTAGTTTTCGGTCACGCTGCTTGCGGCAGAAAATAAATAGTAATCGGCGTTCTCTGTCGCGGCAATCTTGAACTCAGTAGAGCCAGCATGTGTTGACCGTGCAACTATCTCGGCAGAGTGCGTGGCGACAGGATAATCATCAACAAGGTCGGTTCGCTTCCACTGAACAAAGTCACCAACGACAAGTTTGTGCGGTTCAGTTGTTGGCGCGTTATCAGCGTCGAATAAATTAGCCACGGCATGACCCCTGTGTAAAGAACGACTGCTTCTTGTCGCGCCGTTTAACAACCTTGCTGTGTCGCCCCTTGCGTCGTATCTTTAACTTGACACGCGGTTCTGCGACCCCAAACTTCTTTGCCATCTTACATCATCTCCACGAATTTGCAAAGCCTGTGCTGGGTGGCCTACGTCTGGCCGTCCTGCGCTCCACCTTAACTTCTTCTGCAACGTCGTCTGGCTTCTGTCTGGCCTTCTGCCTAGATGCCATTGCGTTGATATTCGTGTTAAGTATAGCAGAA